ACTCATCTTGCCTCCTTAGCCACTAGAGGCTTTGACGCATTTTTTACTTTACTTGGCGTTTGCCTGTATCCCTTACACTCTCTCGCTTTAGGTGGCGGTTTGTAAGGGAAGTATGCCTGCGTCTCATCCGGTACAGCCCCGCCTGCGGTATGCCTTGTACATTCAGAACGTACTGGGCAGGGTTGGTTGCACATTTCATAATCACTCATTTACTCTCTCCAATAGGCGGGGATAGGCTAGCTATTTAACTTCCTCTACAACCGATATTTGCAGATCAACGCCAAGTTCTTTGGATATAATCCGCTGAATATTATCCGTTGTTTCTGCCTCAATAACTGGCGCGGATAGCGCATCATTTGGTACAATAATGCTTGCTTCCAGTTGCGGCTTAGTAAATAAATCATCCGGTATATCAAGAGCCAATTTAATAGCAATTTCATGCCACTCAAGCCCCGGAGTTGTCACGGTTAATCTTGCAGACGGTTTATGGTTACGCTGCTTGCCAACTACTAAATATCGTTCAATCTTCATTTAAACCCCCTTGTTGCCATTGTCTTACGCATAGGCTTTAACTCTGTACTCATTAGCTCTGCTGGCCCCCATGAGGGAGTAGATTTGAGGAAATTAATTAGATTTTTAATCATAAGAATTTCATCCTTTTGTATAAGTCCTGAACACGCCTAACATCGTCTTTACAATATTCAGCGACCTCATCAACTTTGCCCTCTTTGACATAATCCCAGACCTTTGAGCCATCAATATCGCCCTTCTCTAATATGCCAAGGATTTTGCAGACTTTATTCAAAGAACCTCCAGCCTTATTATTTCCTTTCCACTCATAAAGCGTATCGAAAACCTTATTTGACCAAGGCTTTGCATCGTAAGGAATATGAATCCTAGGCTTTACATTATTTACAACGCAACGATGCCAGATAAACCTGAGATCAAAGTCACAAATATTATGGCCAATCCATCTTGGCTGGATTAAATAATCAGAATTTTGGTCAACAAGGTCTTTGGCTAACTCAAAGAAGAATTCAGCTAAAAGCACCTCCTCAGACTCCCCTAGATCGCGTTTAACGACTTTTGGCTTATTATCCTCAGTAGCCCATGAAATACATATGATCTCACCCTGAGAGCCGTCTAGTCCTGTCTTGCGCCAAAGTTTATCAAATTCTGTCTCGTGGTTATCTTCAATCCATTTATCAATAGATTCCTGTTTCTTGTAATTGCCCGGAGCTTTAACCTCTATCAACTGTCTGAGGTCTTCTCTCTGAGTTGGGATTGTTTCAATATCAATAAATAATTTCATAGTAAATCACTCCCCTTTCGGGGAGCGCCTCGGCTATTGTCAAAAGGGGATATCGTCGTCGAAATCTGCTTCGGCAGAGATAACCCGCAGACGTAAAGCTGGAACCATCTTCCCTTGATAATCAACCATCATGGAAAACAACTCGATTTCTTTACCATTCCACTCGTCCGAGTCATTGCCGAAAGTGCCAGCAAGAATCTTCCAGTTAGTTTGGTTCAGGGCAACGCCCTTATCCTTTCCTTCAAAGTAAATAACAAGTTTTTGATCGCCATTCGGGTCTTGAGTCATAGCTTCAACTTTTGAGTCCTTGATCTTAACCTTGATTGCCTGACCCTTGAGGTCATCAGCCTTTAGGAACTTGCTCTCGCTCTCGTACATTTTGCTACAATCAGCCATCTTTGCTTCCTCTTGTTGCGCCCATAACGAGCTATTAAAATGGGGGTTTGTCCCCGGCTTTATTGGCATCATCGCCAAATTCTTCTAACTGTTCATTATACTCTTTTTCGGGCAATTCTTCGACAACAGGCTCTCCAAATATCTCAGTAAAGTCGGTATCTAGCTTACTGCCTAAAAACATCTGATTCATTATTTTTGACATCATATCCCCCTGTCTGAATCATGCTCATCACGGTCTACAGGACTAGACTTAGCCAGCTTATAAAGCACCACTGAGACGATAATTCCCAACGATATATAAGCTATAATCATCATTAGGTATTCGCAGGCCATATCAGGTTCAACTTTCTGGCAGACTTGCGGCTAATAATAGTTTCCTTACCCTCACAGGTTACGGTTACATCTTTAGATTCTTCTTCAGGTGGGTAAATGCGCTTGACATCTACATTTAAAATTAAATGTCTTTCCTCTCCCTTTCTGTGGCCTTTAATCATTTCAAACCTTGGGCTGTGAGTTCCAGAATCCAAAATTAAAACCACTATATCACCTTCATCAAAACAACCATCCGATCTATCAAGCTCAAAAACCTGCCCTACTTCATATCCCTTATCCTGACATGGTGTGCTCATTTCATTTCTCCTCGTGTATTGTGTACCAAATCCTTCCGCTGCCGGTATCCAGCTCATAATAAGCTATTTAAGATTTCGTCAGTTAGCGTCTCATCCCACTTATCATCAATCTTTACTGTAGCCCAAGGGTCTTTAACCCAATCTGGCAAGAACCCCTTAGCGGCCACTGACTGTATTTGAACAGCATCACGCATACCCTCATCTACCTTTGTTGCTGAATAGCCCTTAGCGAACGTGTACGAGACCATTAGGGGGTAATCTATCCCTAAGAATGTCTGGGTAGTCTCGTATGTATGTATAACAGCCATGTATTTCTCCAAGAATAGTGGTTTAGTGAGGCCAAATGCCTCTTCAAGTGTTACGTGGTTCATTTTCCCACTCCAATAAGCCAGCTAATTAAACAAGTTTCGTATTTTGAGAATGATTCCTGATTGTTGTATTTCTCGATCAGGGCTTTCTTTGCATCTCTCAGGCATTGATTTGGTAGCCACAACGTATGGAGCTTTCTTAGCTTCTTTACATCCTCTAATGATAGTGTAGGAAAGTAGATCAACTCCATTTCCTGCCTTAACTGTACAGAACCCATCATATTTAGCTCCTTGATATAGTCTGAAATGTTTACATTTTCCACAGTCAAGTTTGTTCATGGCTTTACTTGACTCTCCAGCAACGGTATCCGTCACCTTCTTTTTTGGTGGAGAATTTCTTGTTGTGTTTTCTGGCGTGATACCTTGAACATGATTTAACCGAGCTAACCTTTTTGCTGAAAAAGAAAGAATCGCCAATTTCCATTTCCCTAAACGGATAGGTATCTTTCTTCCCTCTGCGATTGAGAATACTATCTGGAATTGGAACATCCTTATCAATATTAAACAAAGCCCATCTCCTTTCCGTTGTTGATAGACAGACATTAGCAAAGGAAATTACCCGTGTGAAATCAAAAGATTCTATGACTTATCTAATTTTTTTATGGCTTTTCATGTAAATCAATAGGGATTCTATAAATTCTATAGATAGGTTTGATTTGATTCGATTTGCCGATGAAGAGAGGACATTAACATTGCCTTTTACATATCCTAACGCTGGGATTATTCGATCCAATTCTGCGGAAGCTTCGTGTCTCCCCTTTTGGCCTAAACCCGGTCTTTTCTTGTAGTCAAGCTCTAGTCCTGAAACCGCGCAATGGGTTGGTTCTGGAAGATCGTCAGAACACAGATTAAATGCGAGCTTGTATTTCTTAGCTCTAGCTCTAGCCTGACCAAGCGCTACGCATTTCCATTTATACGGGGCATCCTTTCTCTTTATTCGCAACCCAGATTGATATATTTTAAGATAAACAGAACCCACCGTTCTCCCTATGGATTGAGAGATTTTTTTGGCGCTCACACCCTTGCCGACTAATAACTTCAATTTTTTTAGTTCTTCTTTACTCCATGGGGTGCGGTTTCCGCCAACCTCATGGACTTTATTCTGTTTCCTGTATTCTTTTCCATAAGCGTATTGACAAGATTTGCACATCCAATCTTTGCCGTCTGCCGCCCTTTTATTGAAACAGAATTCAGTTTCTTCTTTCTCTTGATCGCACTTTGTACATGTTTTCATATGGGATGCCTTATTACGCTTAAATAAGAATAATTATACCACAAATGAAATTTGCATTGAAATGCGCTATAATCTTATAGAATTTTTCTATTCGCCCTACAGGGGATAGTGGGCAATAATGTAGGGGAGATTAAAAGGAGATAGATATGGATTATGAGAAAAGAAAAAGTGAAAGGCATATATTTAGTTTTGCTGGTGAAGATAGCTATGTCTGTAATGGGACTGATGACCTCACTTTAGATGAAAGCTCTAGGGAAACAGAGCTACACGCTATTAGCTGCGTATGGCGAAACTTACCACAAAATGAACAATTTTTGTTTTCTGCAACAGAAAGAGACGATAAAAAAGGTTTTAATATTGACATGAGAAATTTAAAAATAGCAAAAAATACAGCCCTTGTGGTAGAGCGGTGTCCAGCATGGCTTGGGTGGTTACTTAGACATACTTGCAACGCATGGTAGAAGTATAACAACTAGCCCACCATATTAATAAAGGAGGATGTTATGGAGTGGATAGACGTAAGAGATGAGCTGCCGAAAAGAGGCCGAGAGGTGCTTATTAGTTTGCGTGGGTGTGATAGCGGCAGACAGATAGTGCGTACAGCAGAGATGGTATGTGAAGATGACCACGACTGGGAAAGTGACGGATTTGAGATTGCTAACTGTTGGGATTTAACCCACTGGATGCCCTTACCACCCCCACCCAATACATAATAGAGGAGATAGATGATGGAAATAGAAAAGCATAAAAAACGTCACCAAGAGTTACATCAATATCTGGATGAGCTGTTTGCTGATTTTATTCAGCATGGACATGGCGGTATTGAAAGCACCATCTTAGAGCTAATTAATTGGTCGTATAAGCAAACAAACTCGCCTGACCACGATGATATTAAATAACCCCGCTAGACTAGCCGGGGATAACTACGCAGTACTCGACTACGGCCTAGAGATTACATCAGAGAAGGTCTAGGACTTGCTGGCAGGCCGACCACACATTGCATTTAAGAGGTTGATTCACTATTAAGTTAGAAGCCGTAACCCTAACGCCTCACTCTTTACAATCACATCGCGTGATTACCAGCCACACAAGTATACCATTAACTGACCTATGGCACATATACCACTCGACATGTAAGCCGCTTACTGCTATACTGTATTTGAAAGTTAAGAAAAGGAAATGGGAATGGCAACGAATAGAGAAAGGGTGATGGCGGTTATTCTGGCCTTTGATGATAAAGAGGTGAAGCGAGAGCTTAATTATTATTGTGAAGTAGACCGCGAATATGAATATGATTTGGTGGATGCTCTTGATGACGCTTACACCTTTGCAGAAAACAACAGCGATAGAAAGATGCTAAAGAAGCTACGCACCATTATGGTTACAGCCGGGGCTTATGTTCACGCTCCAGTGAATCACACCCACGGCGGAGACTTTAGATTCCAGCACAACGGCTTGAAGTACGAAAACAGCCCCCCAGAGGGTAGCTAAGTACACTAAGAAGATGAAAGAAGCTGGGTATGTCCGAGTATACCTATGGGCTAAAAAGGCTGATGCAGAGGCAGTACGGGCGTATGCAAAGAAACTACGCGATAACCCTAACCCCCATAAGGAGTAAGGTATGGAAAACACATTATTTATTTACAGGCGCTATATCAATGAGGATATAGCGGTAGCTGATTTGCTCGATTCTAAGACATATAGCGATCCGAAAATATGGGAGCATATAGCTACCGTAGAGCCAAAGTCATTTATTCAGACGATACTATCGGAAAATAAAGCTATAGTGTGTACTATGTTCCAGCCCTAACTACGGGCTAGGTAACGTACCTAAAGGAGATGAGATATGGATAGATATAATTTGCTAGATGATTGGGTGTCTCGGGTTCTCGTAGATCATCCTGAAATTATCAAAGAATCAGGTTCGCCCGTTGAAGTATATTCTCAAATGTATGAAATCTGGTTAGAGGATTGCCAGAGATCATTGAAGGGCATTATTGTAGCAGCAAATTAAATAAAACCCCGTTTGCAGACAGGCCACAGACGGGGTAGGAGATAAGGCGCTCCCGCAAAGAACCGCCTTTGATGTTGGCCCGTAACAGACCACTTGCTGAGGTTACTGAGGTTTTACCCTTAGCAGCCGTACGCGTGAACGCAGACACATTATAGCACTTGCATAACTCGTTAGGTAATATATAATTACAGTATCGGAATAACTGTGTCACGCCAGTCCGATTACATAAACTGAGTACTAGCCCATTTAAGGGTGGTGGAGGTTCATTCAGTACCTCGCGTGAACACCACCACTTAAGTGGGTTTTTTATTGAGCGGAGAAAAGTGATGACGCTAAAAGATTACCTAGCTGACGATGATCCTAATAAATGGTGGAGATGCTCGCCCGGAGAACAAGAGAATTTATTTGATGAGGCTTTAGATCAAAATCAAACATTACTTGAATTATTTACAAAGGCTGAATCTGGAAGAATCGAGCTATTGGATGCTGTAAATACAGCAATCCGAAATAAAGAGAAAGCAGAAGAATCCTCTCGTATGTGTGAGCTTGTTTTCAGAAGCGCCATAAATAATATTGTACCACAAGAGTTGTGGGGCAAGCTTGACGAATACATGATTAAAAAAGCCAAGCCCTAATTACAGGGCTAGGTAAGCCCTTAAACATACCTGAAGGAGAGATGAGATGAGAGATGTTGAAAGAGATGCTGAATTAAGATCGTCGATATTAAAGCACCGCACAAGAATTAAAGATTTAATGATATCTGCTTCTCAGGCGAAAATAATTAAGCTTGCAAGCAAAGGAATACAGACAAACAGTTTAGCAGAAAAGTGGGGGATTAGCGCGCAGAACGCATCCTCAAGACTCAATAAATTGTTTTGGAAAGGATATCTAATCAGAGAGCAAGTAGACGCGCCTTCGGGTGGCTTTGAATATATTTATACAGCAGTAAAGTGGAAATAAAAACCCCTTTCATAGAAACTATGAAGGGGCTATTATTAGTACATCTAGGCAGATTAGCGTCTCCTAGACTTTGAAGGTGTTTATCAGGAACGACCCTCTTTCGCATATTATAGCCTAAGACAACTTCCAAATAAAACCCCTTCCGCCATCGGGTATACCAATGATGGGGCGAAATCCATGTAGCGCACTAGAAAACCTGCTTATCCGGCACACCCTTAAGGATAAGTTGACGCACCAGAGTGTTACTGAGTGTACGTAGGTGAAGGTTAATGGGTGGAATGCGAGGTTAATTATGAATGATATAAAATGCGGGTTTTGCGCTGAATGGCATGATCAAAAGTATAAATGTGCCAACTGTGGGCATACCCAAACTAAATCTCAAATGTCGAATTTTTATGAGCATCGGCCCATAGAATGGGGTGACAAGGTATGTCCTAGCTGTGGCTTCAAATCTTTTAAGCCAGATAACAGTCTCGACCTATCGGAAAAAGATTTAGAAGAAATTCGTAAATTAACCAAGCAGACTACAGCCGGAGCTGAATAAGTTAACACCCTTCGGGGATATTAGTATTACGGCAGAAAGAGTATTTAGATGACAAGTTGTAGAGCGTAGTTCGCTACGTAAGATAGACGTATCTTGATTGTTATAGCTCAATGGCAGAGCAAACTCGTAACGAGAGGTTATCGGTTCAAATCCGATTAATAATTGCTACGGCTTGTCTTCTAAATGCTTTTTTTGATTATAAGTAATATGGTATGGGTAACAGGAAGCCTAAAGGTCAAAGGCTATCCACCCTTGTAGGACTATGTCTAAAGCAACCAAAAAGGATATAAAAATGGATATCGAAAAACTTGAAAAAAGAATACATAACCTAGAGCTGGCATTTGTTGCCTATACAACCATAACTCAGGATTTATTGCCTCCTGCTTACGCAGAAGAAGTAGATAATATGATGCAAGATTTCTATGGCTGCACTAAAAGTTTAGGTGGCTACGTTAAGAAGGGATTTGAGCAAGATTAGTGTTCAATCTAAAGTCAAAGGGTATAAGGAGAATGAAGATGAAATATGGAATAAATGAAAATGGCAGGGACTTTGTAGTTGGAGACCTGCATGGATGTATGGAGTTATTGCAAGGCAAGCTGAGAGAGGTTGAGTTTGATTTTCTGGCAGACCGTCTTTTCTCTGTTGGAGACTTGATAGATAGAGGGCCAGATAGTATGGATTGCCTGTATTTGATTAATAGTGATTGGTTTTACCCAGTACAAGGCAACCATGAGGATATGATGCTAAAAGTTATCCTTGATGGCAGCGCTTGTTCTCATTGGGTTCAGAATGGCGGCGGGTGGTTCCTTCGTGAAGATAATGATGAATTGAAATACCTTTGTGAGAAAGTCCGAGAACTTCCATATTCTATCACAGTTGAGACTAGAAATGGTGATGTCGGTATCTGCCACTCTCAAGCGCCAAGCCATGATTGGGCCGACACAGAGGCTCCTACAGAGCGAGACGTTCAAGTAATGCTATGGGCTAGGGAGACGGTTTATCAACCTAACAGCGAGGCTATAGAGGGCGTGAGCAAGACTTATCACGGCCACACGATACTTGACGAACCGCTAACAATTGCGAACATGAATTTTATCGACACCGGAGCATTTCATACGGGGAATTTAACGATGGTACAGATTAACCCCTAGTTATGTATAACAGGAGAAATGTATGGAATTAAGGTGGCTAGTAAGAAAATGGAAAGATATTCCAACCATAACGGGATATGTTGAGGAAATGGAGGATGAGCCTGTTTTGCAGTATCGCCCCGTCTCGCTTAACCCATATGAGGATGGGCCTGATCTTATGTATGGCGAGTGGAAGGATGTACCCACAGTTATAGAATCGACTGATACCTAGTTAAAAAACATTGAATATACATGGCTGATAATGGGTATAGGATTAGAGTTGAAATTAACGGAAGGAGATTGAGATGAAAACAGTATTAGGCGTATACGTTGTAATAATTTTAGTGGTCGGAACTGGCTGGGTTAAGAATCTTATCAAGCTATCTGATTGTGATTTTGAAGCTCCATACAAAGCTGAGATTGTTCATGGAATTGGGATTATACCACCCGTAGGCATGATTACTGGTTGGCTGGATTTAGGCAAGTAGCCCCCACATAACAAGAGGATGAAGGAAATGCTGAAATCTGCAACGAAAAATTACGATCCAACAATGGCAATGCTAAATGCAATGATGGGCGGCGGTGCCGATAAAGAAGTAGATGAGGGAATCTATCATCTTGGTCATCATAATTTTGGAAACACAATAACGACAAAGGACGAATGGCCTGATCTTAAAGACAAAGACGGCGAGTATTTTGGTTTATTTGGTGTTTGTGATACGCCAGATCAAGTCTTTGAGCGGTGTCCTATGATAAAGGGTTCTGAGACTAATTACTGCGTGTCTTTTACAAAGGTTTCAAGAGGTGATCAGCCATTGGATGGAGGATGGAGGTGGCATAAATGGGGCGACTATATTGGAACCAAAGAGGTTACTACCGAATACTTGCACGATGAGCAGGAGATTGAAGAAATATACTGTTATCAAGTGTATGAGATTTAACCATGCCCAAAGGAATAGACCCTAACACCCGCCCAGAGACTCCAGAAGGTGCCCAGATATTTATCAGCCCCTTATGGTATCGGCTAATGATTAAGCACGGCAAAGAGGTTGCTCAGTACCACGGCGGGGATGATTGGTATAAAAGCAGCAGGAGCGTTGAAGAGCTTATTAAGCGTGGGGACATGTAATGAAGAGGATAGACCTTACGGGAAAAAGATATGGGCGGCTTGTTGGAATTAAGGACGTTGGAGTAAATTACAATAGTAGCAGGGTTTGGTCATTCCAGTGCGACTGCGGGAATATCAAAGATATAGCAGGTTCTTTGGTTAAGCTTGGAGAGGTCAGGTCTTGCGGATGTCTGCATGATGAAATAAGGATTGCCATTAAAACGACTCATGGGATGTCAAAAACCTATGAGTACACAATATGGAAAGGAATTAAATCGAGATGTGCGGATAAAAGTCACCCCAGATACGGGGGTAGAGGAATTACAGTTTGCGATAGGTGGAAAAATAGTTTTGAGAATTTTCTTGAAGATATGGGGGTGGCCCCAGACGGCCTTTCAGTAGATCGTATTAATAACGATGGTAATTATGAGCCGGAAAACTGCCGATGGGCAACGATAGAACAGCAATCGAACAATAAAGGGAATTCACGGATTATCGAATATAACGGTGAAAGAATGACTATGTCCCAGTGGGCGGCCAAGATTGGGTTGGCTTATAGCACACTGCGAGGCCGGTTAGACTGTTCTGGATGGAGTATAGAGCAAGCATTAAATACTCCTAGACTTGAAAATGGTCACAATAACAAGAAGAAAACACACTGTAAGCGCGGACATCCATTTAGCGGCGACAATCTAGCCATCGATCATCGAGGGCATAGGTATTGTAAAACATGCAAAAGAGCGAGCGGCGTAAACAGAAACTTTAAGGAGCGTAATGATGATGCCTAAAAACCGCGTAGATATACAGCTAGGCACAAGCAAGGCCAAGCCAACGGCCAGAGCCTTGGTTAAAGCCAGCAGATACTCTCTGGAATATTGGGTAACCTCAGTTCGTCGCTTATCGGTGATGACTGACAAACCCTTAAAGCCCAGCCAGAGCAGGATGAACCGATACCACCTGATGAAGGTTCTAAAGGTGTTTATGGCTCCCTACGAGGGGCTACCAGAGCAGGAAAGGCCGCTTCTGGATGCTGAAGTGGAGACTTTGAAGCGCGGTATTGCTGGTGGGATACTATCAAGATGATTTGTAACTGCTGCGGTCAAGAGATACGAGAACCTACCTCAAAGCAGTTTGATGAGTTCTGGCTAGTTTGGCCTACAAAGGTAAAGCGCAAGGAATCTGAGAAGATATGGAAAAGCCGGAAGCTGGATTCACTTGCAGACCTCATCATAGCCAACGTGAGAGCGCGTATAAGCGACGATCCCCGATGGCAGGCCGGATATATACCAAACCCCACAACGTACCTTAGAGGCGACCTGTGGGAGGATGAGATAGATACACAGCCTAAAGTAATGCAATGGCCGACAAAGAATGAGGATTGGATGGCGTTAGGGCAGAAACACAAGATATTTCCGGGCGTGGGCGAGGATTGGGGAAAGTTTAAAAGTAGAGTTCAATCTATTATCAACAGGGCTACTGGTTAGGGGGATATGATGCCAAATATCGAATTATTAAATACAGACTGCATGGAATACATGGACTCACAGCCTGATAATTCCTTTGATCTTGCTATTGTAGACCCGCCTTATGGGATTGCATCGCAGCAAAAGCGTGGTGTTGGCTCACGAATTGACCCTACCGGCAAAATGAATGATTGGAATATGGGTAAACCATCTAAAGAATATTGGGTGGAGTTATTCAGAATAAGCACCAATCAGATAGTCTGGGGGGCAAATAATTTCTCAATGCCAGAATCAGAATATTTCTTAATATGGAATAAACAACAAACTGTTGATAATTTTGCTACCGCTGAATATGCGTGGGTGAGCATGGGGTTAAAAAAACCAGCAAAGATATTCACATACAGCATCCATCAGCATAATTCAGACCATATTGGCGGTCATAAAATCCACCCCACACAAAAGCCCGTAAAGCTCTATGACTGGCTTTTATCTAATTACGCAGAACCTGACCAAAGAATACTAGACACCCACTTAGGCAGCGGCTCAAGCGCCATTGCAGCGCATTACTTCGGCTGTGACTTTGTGGGTATGGAGATAGACGAGGATTACTTTAAGGCTGCTCAGGCAAGATTTGAGGCAGAGACAGCACAAAAGGATATGTTTTAACCACTTCTATAGGATATAACGAGGGAGGATAGATATGAATGAGTTAATGTATTTGCTAAAGGTGTTTGTTACTCCGATGTGTTGGATTAGAACCAGTGGGACTAATCGTATTTGGGATAGAGCTATCAGGCATGAGTTGAAAAACCCGAAGTTTACTAATTACGACAGATATACCGTTGAGCTTAATGGCAAGCAGATATGGGTTGCTAATTATCCCTATGCAAGTTTCACTGATTACGCGACATCTTCCAAAGGGATGCCATCAAGAAGAACAGTGTTTATGTTTAATGACGCGCTGACTAAAGCCAGTATTGATGGAAATCTAGTTTAACCCCCATAACCCACCAACAGAAGGGAGAATGTGATGGATAAGCCAGAAAGCGTAACAGAGGAACATCTTGAGTATTTGGATGACTTGAGGGAATCTGGGGATACAAATATGTATGGCGCTGGAGCTTATGTTCAAAGAGAGTTTGGCGTACAAATAGAGGACGCTAGGGAAATATTAGTTTATTGGATGGATACTTTTTCTGAGCGACACCCCACATAGCCCACAAAGGAGAGGATGATGAGAAATGCAGCAGTTCAATATTCACTAAAGCACGGAAAGAAGCAGAAAGTTGGTGATCGTTTATATGTTGGAGATTTGCCGGTTTATGGTAATTTCCAGAAAGACCCGATACTTCCGGCTGATTGGCGAAAAGTTAAAAAAGGGATTCCTTTTGTTCGAGCCTAACCCATGAACCCTCTAGCCCCCAATGGATAGAACATGATTACTGATGCAGATGCAGAAAGATGTCTTTCATTTATCCGCGATAAAGCGGGTGAATATGCTGTAGCCAAGGCTCAGACTACTCAGCTTAACGAATACCGCAAGATTAAACGTGCTGAGATATTCTTAGGCTCAACGGGAACCAAGGATGAGCGTATGTCCAAGGCTGAAACTCACCCTGCTTACAAAGAGGCTGTGGATGCTATTTGTGCAAGTGAAGAGACAGAACACAAGCTGAAATGGCAGCTAACAGGCGCTCAAAGTAAGCTTGAAGTATACCGTACTATGAGTGCAAATGAGCGGAAAGCAACGAGCTAATTATAAGGAATTATGGCAGAATAAACAACAGCTTAAGGGGGAATGACGATGGGAGCTTGCAGAGAAAACAAGAATATTTGGTGGTATCTATTTACGTTTTGCCCCAACTATGGGGGCAACGGTAGGCGATGGCGTGGCCGGGATGTTTTTAGCCGCAGATGGTGGGAATACAGGGAGTATATTTTTCACGACTCAATCGGGCATTTCTGGAATAGGTGGATCAAGTGCCCAATCACTGGCCATAAAAATGTAAAGAATGTGGCTGAGCCTAGAGAGCCTGTAGAGTGGTATTGCTTTGATTGTGAGCAACGAGTGGGTCGCAAGGGTAAAGATTAGCCCCCTCAGTCCATATAGATACTTAAGGAGTGTATCGTGAAAATATTAAGATTAAACTTAAAGAGAAAATGGTGGGAGCAGATTCGTGACGGTGAAAAGACTGTAGAGCTTCGCCTCGCTACGGATTACTGGAGAAAGCGGCTAGTTGGTAAATGTTATGACGAAATCCACCTCTGTTTAGGTTATCCAAAAAAAGGAGATGATAGCCGCGTGTTGCTCCGTAAGTGGACAATGATTGCAAAAGAGGTTGTTCTTCATGAGGAGTTTGGAGCTGATCCAGTAGAAGTGTTTGTCATCAGCGTAGGGCATTCAGTTTAGATACATAACAGGAGATGATGATGAAATACAGAAAGAAACCAGTAGTAATTGAAGCTATGCAGTTGCCAGCAATTGATGAGGAAGCTTCCTACGATTTAATTGCATTCCTAAACGAGATGGATCGTGAATGGGAGAGCGCGAAAGATGGAAGCATAATCATCCATACCCTTGAAGGCGACCATGAAGGTATGCCGGGAGATTTTATTATTCGAGGCGTGGCCGGTGAATATTATCCCTGCAAGCTAGATATTTTTGAACTGACTTACGAGCCAGCCTAGCCCCACAAGTATACCAGTAGGAGGAGAGATGATGTCTTTTGAACGTGAAGAACGATATGTGATATTAAAAATAAGCCACATGGATGAAACTCAGAAAGAGATTTTACCTAGATTGCTAGAGATTAATGGGTATGTGCCTGTTGCTGGCGTAGTAGTTGAGCCTGATTGGCCGGAATATGAACCAACGTGGAAAGCTATAGAAGATCGCGTTAATAAAGCCTAACACCTGTTATGGAGGAATAGAGATGAGCACAGTTATTTTAGATGACAATATGAGCGACCTGATTTACTGGCTAAAAAGCCATGAGAGCGATATTGCCCACGGGATTAATGACTTTGGGGACTTAAGGCATGTTTTCTGGGATGCGATTGGTAGATACCCCGAGAGGGATGAAAATATAGTTAAGCTAAGGAAGACATAACACCACCCCACCCTGTAAGGAGAGAGATATGAGTTCATTAGCAGAAGAGTTACCAAAAGAGCAGGCGCGAGTTCGTGAGGTGCTTGGTTTCTATAAGGAGATAGGGCCAAATGGCATGTTTGGTGCTGCTATGATTGAACAGAGTTTGCAAAGGGCTGATTCTGCCGTGATGGGCGGAGACTTGGTTGCAATGATAGCCTCGCTTAAAGAGCTGCAAGAAATTGAAGCGTAGCATGGTAATATAAGTAATGCCCATGAAGAAGTGCCGATGTGGAAATGAATATATCCAATACTCAACACTTCAAAACAAATGCTATGTATGTTTAGCAAGCAAGGCTAAGACAACGAGAGAGAAGGATGAGCGCAAAGCACACCGTAAAGCCAAGGAAGAACTCAAAACGAAGTCAGACTGGCTGGGAGAGGCTCAGACTGCCTACAACAGATATATTCGAGCTTCCGACCCATATGGAGTATGTATCTCCTGTCAAAAGCCCCCTAAGAAGCGAAATGCCGGACATTACCGAAGCGTGGGAGCGTGCGCTGAGTTACGGTTCTGCTTTTACAATGTTCACCTACAATGCGAATACTGCAACACTCACCTCTCAAGCAATGCCATTGAATACCGTATTAACCTTGTCAGAAAAATCGGAGTAGATAATGTGGAATGGCTGGAAGGGCCGCACAAGATCAAAAAGTATACAATTGACGAGATAAAAGAGATCAAAACCGGGTTCAATGCGTGGGCCAGAGAGCTAGAAAAGGCGGTGGAATAGTAGGCCATAGGGCGCTATACTCGGACAATGAAGAAACTACTCTTACTGCTGATTCTCATTCCGCTCACAATAACAGCGGCCCCTGTACAAGTTCAGGTTACAGAGTTCTTTTGGGAACATGACGGCGTAGACCTCGGAAGCTTTGATATGGTCTGCGACGGAAGCATTGTCGGATCACCCAGCCTAAACGACAGAACATTAACTATCCCTGCATTATCTGATGGCGACCATGACTGTGTCGTTATAGCCAAATCCCCCGAGGGCTGGAACGCACCACCGAGTAACGCTGTAAATTTTACTACGTCACTCGGGATACACACAATGACAAGGCTCGTCCCGGGTGCAGCAACAGGGTTAGGGGTTAGGTAATGGCTTCTGGTGATACGCTATTTATCTTAACTCCTCTAGGGGCGATAGTCCCATCGGCAAATTATGCAACTCTGGATTTTATTACAGAGGGGTCAACCCCTAATGCCAACATTCCTGTACTAGATTTTGATGGAGCAACAGCGGAGTTTGCAGATTGGCACGTAGTTATACCCTCTCAATACTCAGATGGTACTGGTTTTACATTTCAGTATACCTATGCAATGGACGGGGCGGACGTTGACTTAGTTGATTTAGAGTTTAGTGTTGCTCTTCTTGCAGATACAGAAATAGCAACTGCTGATCAGGGGCTTGATACTGCAACCCCCGTTTCGATTCAAGACACTCCAGTAGCCACAGTAACAGCGGATAAAATAGCTGTTTCTCCAACAGGAGCCTTAGCTAAAGCAGACTTTGGTTCTGCTATAGCGGGGAATACAATAATCATTCGCTGTGAGAGGGATGTAGCTGCTGCTGCTAATACTGACGATTTACAGTTGATGGCCGTATATGTGACTGAGACCTAATGGCTAGAGATTTTATTCGCGCAGATTCTGAATACTTAATAAACGAATCAGCAGTTCTTACCAGTACGCCGCTCACCATGGCGTGTTTCTTTAATCCTGATGCTATTACTGATGATTACGGATTGATTGGAATAGGTGATGCTAGTGCTACTGATACGTGGTTTTTGCTAGCAGCCCGTGGTTCGGTTGCTGGTGAGCCTATTTCTGCATTTACGCGGCAGACCGGTGGTAATGCAATTGCTGATACCACTACAGGGTTTTCAGCAGGTACATGGCAACACGCCGCAGCAGTATTCACTTCCGCGAGTGACAGAGCAGCATTTTTAAATGGGGGAGGTAAAGGCACAAATACCTCTACTGAGACACCCACACTATTAGATAGAACAACGATAGGCTGTATTCCACGATCAGCACTAGATCAAAATATGGACGGTCTGATTGCAGAGGCAGGGATATGGAATGTTGCTCTCACAGACGGCGAGATAGCCTTATTGGCCGCTGGAGTAAGTCCTTTGCTAGTAAGGTCACAGAATTTAGTGACCTACGTTCCTTTGGTTAGGGATAACGACGAGGATTTGATTGGCGGGTTAACCTTTACACCGGGAGCAACTCCCACTGTCGCTCCCCACCCTAGGATTATATATCCCCCAGCACAAATACTCCCGTTCCCCACAGTAGTAGTGGGTGGTGCTACTACACTACATCAAACAACCAATTATCAAGGCATGAACAGAATGAATGGGGCAATGAGATGATAGTTACCGCTGGTGCGACGAATAAGAGCGTTTATTTCTATATTGTTGGTGATGCCTCTCATGCTTCCCCCGGCGATCCTATAACGGGACTTTTATTCTCCGATATTGAGACAGGTGGTAGTGCCTCATACAACCGACAAGGGGCGGCAAGGGTAGATTTAAAGCTAATAACTTTAGCGAGTGCCAGTGCAGCACATGCAGACGGTGGATTTATACTGGTTGATGATACCAATATGCCGGGAGTCTACCGTTGTGATTATCCAGACGCAGCATGGGCTACAGGGGTGGATCAAACTATCTGCCATCTGGTTGCAGCATCGGCGAATAATGCTGCTATAGCCCCGATTTTAGTGGATATATCTGATTTTGATATTCGTGACTCAGTTCGAGGCGGGCTAACCGCTTTGCCTAATGCTGCGGCTGATGCTGCTGGTGGGTTGCCGATCAGTGATGCTGGCGGGCTTGATATGGATGCGTTAAATACGGCAGCAGTAAGATTGACGGCTGCAAGAGCGCAAGCAATTGATGACTGGATTAATGGCGGAAGGTTAGATTTAATTCTTGATATTATCGCTGCCGACACAACGACAGATATTCCTGCCTTGATTACGGCACTAAATGATGTCGCGGCCACAGATATTGTTAGCGCGGGGGCTATTACAACCTTGGCGGGTGCGGTAGTGAATGTTGACCTTGTAGACACCACCACAGCAAATACAGACATGAGAGGTACAGACTCAGCGGCAACAGCAGCAGCTCTAGCAACGGCTCAGGCTGATTTAGATACAATCACAGGCTTGGATGGCGCTACATTAGCTACCGCTCAAGCCCTATACGCTCCCGCTAAAGCTGGGGATAACATGGGCTCAGTAAGCAGCGTGACTGGCAATGTAGCCGGAAACGTAATAGGAAGCGCGGGTTCGGTACTTGGCGGAATAAACACCACGGCGGGTACAATCACTACATTGGACGCATTAGATACAGCTCAAGACACGCAACACGCCGCAACGAGGGCTGTAGTGGATGACTTAGGCGTAAAGAAAAATGCTACATTTAGCAACTTTGAATTTCTGATGGTATTAACTTCTGACCACGTAACCCCGGCTACAGGGCTTACGGTAACAGGCCAAAGAAGTATTGATGGCGCTGCATTTGCCAGCGTTAGTGGGGCAATTGCTGAAGTAAGCAATGGAATCTATCAATTTGACGCTCTAGCAGCAGATACGAATGGCGATGTGATAACGTGGCGATTTAGCTCAGGTACGGCAGACGATACATTCGTAACATTTAAGACTGTCACATGATAAATTGGAGAGACGGAAAAGCGGGATTTGTAGGCGCTGCCAAGCGGTTAATTAAGGGCGTATTCCAATACAGTTACACCGTAACCACTGAAGCTATTGATCTGCCAGAATGTTCTGAGGCTGTAATATCCATAATCCAAAGCCGAGGACAGGGTGTTTTAAGTACAATTACAAGCGATGGCGTAGGTGTGCTATCATCAATACAGGCTACAGAAGGGCTATTAAGCATAATTCAATCAAGGGGGCAAGGTGTATCAAGCCCTGTAACCAGTGATGGTGTAGGGGTAGAATCAACATTTTGCTAGGACAAACACTATGGCGTTAAAAGTAGGTGAATCAGGCGCGAACAAGATACTCAGGGTGGCTTCTGGTTTTGATATGACATCAAACACAGAGCTAACGTTAGACTTTGTATTGCCAGACGATACGACTGCACAGAAACTCACAGCAGACGGTGTAGTTCTAGGCGCTGGAGTGACTGATCCAGATTTAGGCGTATTGGCCGCGAATGAATATGTTGATTACCCTATAGAAGCTGGATTCCTTACTCAATCTGGAGGATGGGAAGTTAAACTAACATACACAAACACAGCATCAACACCTGACGATATATTCATAGGCACATGCGTAGCCTTTACGGTATTAAGCGCAACATGTACCTAGGCATCTATTCCAGCCTCCTGAGTTAGAAGGCACAAAATAGAGTACACCTTTGTAGAAATATGGAATTTCGTAGATCATAGACAGATTGTAGTCTAATATTTGAACATTAGCATATACAGATAGAGCGAATAACCCTTGGAGGAATCGCACAATGGGCAATGAGATAGAAACAGCAAAGCAATCTGTTTTATCAGAGGTAAAAGCCGCTAACGGAATCCTGACAGATAAGCAGTTTGATTCTATCTTTGAGAATGCTAGAGGGAAAAGAAGTAAATATCTTGCTTTCCCTCCTTTGTGGTTCATTTGCGCAAACACAGATAAAAGTCATGCTTTTCATGTGCACGCCGCGCATTTATTGATGCGAGACGGAGAATTAGGCCACAAGAATGGACAATATGTCTGCATCTAAGCCACAAGTAGCTGAATACTCTGGCCGTTATTTCATAATAACCAAGCTATACACTAGGACATGCTCAGGCAATAATATCTATGAGTGTGACCACGAGTACGCGCCAGACGAAGAATGGAAGAAGTGTGATCTATACATATTCTCATCCCAACCACCTCTAGAAATGGTTCATTGATATGATGGGGAGACCACCAAAGTACGAAACTCCAGAAGAGATGCAGAGAATCATCACTCTGTATTATTTAGCGTGTAGAGTACACAAGGAAGATCGTCTCGAACTATTAGACGACCTAAATGATGAGGACTTGTTAGTAGTCAATGACATTGAAGACATCGTTCCAACTATATCAGGACTTGCTTATACACTAGGAATGTCCACAGAAGCCTTTAGGAACTACGAACAGAAGGATGACTTTCTTGCGACTGTAAAAAGAGCCAAACAAAGAGTAGAGATGTCATTAGAGCAAAGGCTAGCTGGAAACGCAGTAACTGGCTCAATCTTCAGCCTGAAGAATAACTTCGGATGGAAGGATAAGACAGAGCAAGAGTTGTCAGGCCCGAAAGGTGGGCCGATAGAGACATCCTTTAACTTTATGCCAGTAAACAGCAAGCATAAATGAATCAAGTTAATATTGAGTACGTCGAGAACCTGACGCCAGTATTTTCAGTTCCCAAAAGAATCAAGATTATTGTAGGTGGGCGATGTTCAACAAAATCTACAGGTGTGGCTGATTACGTTGCCGCAAACCTAACCTACGGTAAGTTGTGGTGTTGCGCTCGTGAGCATCAAAATTCAATTGAAGAATCAGTCCACAGAACTATCCTTGATGAAATAGCCCGCTTAGAGATACAAGGGTTCACAGACACAAAGACAAGTATTGATCATATCTCTGGAGGTCGAGCGTTTTACAGAGGCTTATCAAGAAACATAACATCGTTAAAGAGTACGTTATCAGGCATAGATGGCTTATGGATTGAGGAAGGTGAGGACTTATCAGATAACACGTTAAGGGTATTGATTGCATCGGTTCGATTAAATGCTACTGATACTCAAAGGAAGATGGCAGGCGAAGATATAAAGATGCCTGAAATCATCATAACCATGAATCGAGGCGCTAAGAATGGCGCTGTTGCTACAAAATGGCTGGCTAGAGCAGAGAAAGAGCTTGAGCGTTGTGGCTATTATGAAGACGATCTGATTATGGTTGTTGAGATGAATTATACCGACATGCCAGAGGATTGGTTTAAGCTGTCTGGTCTTGAGGAAGAAAGGCTAGACGATCTTGAGAAATTATCCAGAGCGCAATACGACCACAAATGGCATGGCAAGTATCTTGATACAGTAGATAACGCGATAATTCAGCCAGAATGGTTTGACGCCTGTGTAGACGCGCATAAGATTGACCGGCTAAAGAAAGTATTTAAGCCTATGGGGGCAAAGATAGCGGCCCATGACCCCTTTGACGATGGGAACGATGCTGGAGGTTATGCGATGAGGCATGGCTCAATAGTACGGTTTGTGAAGTCAAAGAATGCCGGGGAGATTGACGAGACTTGTGACTGGGCAACCGGGCTAGCTCATACGCACGATGTAGACTGGTTTGTTTGGGATGGTGACGGAATGGGTACAGGATTAAAGCGTCAGGTCTCTATCGCATTCTCAGGCACGAATATCAAGTACCATATGTTTAGAGGGTCATTGTCTGGGGTCGGTCAGGATAATGCTGAGAAGATTTACATGCCTCAATACGGTGATGAGAACACTAAGCCAAAGACCTACGCAGAGACGTTTAAGAACAACAGGGCGCAGCATTACACTAACCTAGCAACAAGGTGCTACAATACTTATCGATGCGTGGTAAAAGGTGACTATGTAGACCCTGATGAGATGATCAGCTTCGATTCAGACGGGATTGATAATCTTTCAGGACTAAGGTCAGAGATATGCAGAATACCCAAAAAGGACAATCCAAACGGGTTAATCCAGATAATGAACAAGAAGGACATGAAAGCCCTTGACATCGACTCACCCAATGAATCAGATTCAGTCATGATGAGCTTATTCATGCCTCCGACAGAAGTGATTATGGAGCCGCTTAATTATCCACAGGTGAATATTGTATGACCGACTTAACCCAAGAAGAATTAAAAAAGATTTTGCATTACGACCCAAGCACGGGGATATTTACTTGGCTGACTAACAGAAAATCTAATTTGATAGGAAAGGAAGCAGGGTGTATTAACGCTAGCGGGTATCATAGGATTGGGATAAATTACATGTCACACAGGTCTCATCGTCTTGCTTTTTTGTACATGGAAGGCGTTTTCCCACCCAAGCATGTGGATCACATAAACCATATTACTTCAGATAATCGGTGGGAGAATTTGCGGCATATTACCCATATAGATAATTGCAAAAATCAAAGTGCGCCGAAAAACAACAAGTCTGGTGTTGTGGGAGTGGTTTGGCATAAGGCATCAAAAAAATGGGCTGCTCAGGTTAAGGTAAATTATAAGGTGGTTCATTTAGGGCTTTTCAATGATTTCTTTGACGCGGTCTGTTGCAGAAAGTCTGCCGACAATAAGTACGGATTTCACCAGACTCATGGAGAATTTTTATGCCCACAATGAGCGAATCTACTCTGATTACAGAGCTGGATTTATTGACCCATGATGCGACTGGGAATAATTCTACATTCATCAAAGAGAATGAGTGCTTACTAGACAGATATCTTGGAAATCCATACGGAGACGAGGTAGCAGAGCAATCCAGCGTAATATCTCAAGATGTGATGGATGTTGTAGAGGCAGACATGCCCTCCCTTGCTCGTATCTTCTTAGGGCCGGGTGAGATACTTAAATTCAAACCAATCACCTCCAAAGATGAGGATAAGCAGGAAGCCGAAGACAAGACAAAATACGTTAACTGGCAGGTCAGAGAGCAGCCTTGGTCATTCCAAGTTCTTCATGGATTCATTAAGAATGCTGAGATTCAGAAATTATCCGTTGTTAAGTACTTTATTGATGAGAATACAGAGGTTGAAGAACATAAGAAAACAGGGCTAAGTGATGAAGAGCTAGCAGTTCTACAATCAGATTTAGAGGGCGAACCAAACGTTGAAAGCGTTGATATAGTCCGTGAAGAGACCGACGATACCGGGGATGAGGGTGAGAATACCGTAGTCTTTAAGGTTGAGCGCACCACCAAGAACGTCATGATCGTTGACGTTCCGCTTGAATCATTCCGAATGACCAAGAATGCCACCGATAAAGATGACGCAGATTTGGTTGGTGATGTCACCCTAATGACTCGCGGCAAGCTTCTAGCTATGGGATTTAAGAAGGAGGATATTTCAAGAATACCTCTTGCTGGGGCCAATTCAGAGCAGGAAAATACCAGATTAAAGACTATCCGAGACGCTGATGAGGGTGGGTCAGAGGACTATACAGCCTCGGATAGCTGGGCAAGTGAGGAAGTTTTAATCGAAGACCTATACCCACGGGTAGATTATGACGGAGACGGAATACCAGAGCGCAGACATATCATGCGTGGCGGCGAAGTCGTATTGATTAACGATGTCTTCAATCACGTACCCTATGGCATGATGAGTTCGATCATGATGCCGCACAAGGCTATCGGTCGGAGCAGAGCAGAGATAACCGCGCCTACGGCTTTGATTAAGACCGCAATCCTTCGAGGCGTTCAGGATAATATTTATGCAGTTAATAAGCCCAGAATGGGGGCTAATACCAACGTAAATATGGACGATCTTCTAGTAATGCGTCCTAATGGGGTGGTCAGATCAACTAAGAACACCCCGATAGCTAATGATTTAATGCCAATTGTTGTTCCTTATATCGGTACACAAGCACTTCAGGTGGTTCAGTACTGGGATCAGGCCAGAGCGCAGTCTACAGGCTCCCTCTTGGCGTCTCAGGGGCTTGATTCAGACAAGCTGGGAGAAGAGACGGCTACACGATTCACAGGGATAGAGGACGCATCTGGGGCTAAGGTAGAGCTTGTTGCTAGAGTTATGGCCGAGACAGGCTTCAGGCAGATATATGAAGGCGTGGCTTGGCTAGATGCTAACTTCCAGAACTCCAAGATTGAGATTGAAATACTTGGAAGCGAGTTGTCTGTTAATCCTGCTGACTGGCAGTTCAGGCACCATGTAGTCAGTAAGGTTGGTCTGGGCGCTGGTGATGATGAGAAGATTCTCCAGACGCTAACGGCTTTGTGGTCTCTACATGCTCAATTACAAACAGCCGGTTCGCCAATGACCGATGAGGTCAAGCGGTATAATGTGCTGAAGAACATGGTTACAGCCTCCGGTCTTCCAGAAATAGCAGAGTTCTTTAATGACCCAGAGAAACCTGAAGACCTGACCCTTGCTCAGAATGAAATACTGACCAACCTTGTCAAGCAGCTCCAAGAGCAATTACAGCAGGTTCAGAATCCATTGGCAGAGGCAGAGCAGATCAAGGCTCAAGCTACTCTGGTCAAGGCTCAGGCAGACGCAAGTATCAAAATGCAGCAGCTTGCCGAAGATCAGCGCCAATTCAACATCGAGACAGCTCAAGAGAATGATCAGTTTAGGAAGGAGTTGGCAGCGCAACTTACCGAAATGAGTCTGAAATTTGAGCAACAAGTACCGGGAGCGATTGAATGACCCCAGAACAAGAAGAACAGCTAAAACAAGAATCAGCCTTTGCTCAGATGGGTAAGCAGGTGCTTGATAATGAGGCCTATAAGCATTTCATGACGATAAGAAAGGCTCAGATATTCGAGACATTTTGCAGCACATCTCCAGATCAGACCGATGTTAGAGAGGAGTGCTATCGAATGATGGTCAATATGATTGCATTTGAGGACTGCTTTAGCATCGCGCTTGATACTGGGAAGATGGCGGATATTCAATTGGAATCTGCCAACAAGGACTAAAAAAATTTACCTAAATTCTAAACGTGAATGATTACCATTTGCAGATGCGAATAAAAATCATTTAGACTATACTGCACAAAAGAGGAATAAGCATGACAACAGACAATCCAGTATTGGAACCTGCTGAAATATTTTACCCGGAAGCAGAAGCGGAGCCTACAAAGCCAACCGAAGAAGCAGCCGTTACTGTAGTCGATCAAGAGCTACCGGATGAACCCGAAAATCTTGATACCCCGGAAAAGCCTGAAGGCGATGCCGAAGGGTCAGATGTAACTGATGGCGAAGAGGACGTTCAATACCTTGAGTTAGACGGTAAAGAACATACCCTTGAAGAAATCAGAGGTTTCCGTGATGGACACCTAATGCAGTCTGACTACACGAAAAAGACCACCGCACTGTCGGATGAGCGTAAGACCTTTGAGACAGAGCGTGATCAAGATCGTGAAAATCTACTTAAATCACAATCGGAAGTTTCCGAGATGAGAGACCTTTTGGCAGTTCTCGTCACTGAAGATGAAGAAACTGATTGGGTAGAGCTGAAGGAAGATGACCCAGAAAGGTACATTGAGCTTAAAGAAAAGGCAGATAAGCGGAAGGAAGCACTTGAAAAGGTGAAGACTGAGGCAGCGCCTGTTAATGACCCTGCAATGATTGCAACTGAATGCGGAAAGCTGTTCGCAGCTAACCCTAAATGGTTGGATGAGGCTGGTAATAAAACGGATACGTTCTACGAAGACAGTAAGTTGATGAGCGCATACGCTGCCAGAGCAGGGTTTAATAACGATGAGTTCAAGGATATGGTGCAATCCCACCATCTGATGACTGTTTTGAAGGCTGCAAAATATGATCAGCTTCAAGAGAAAGGCAGAGAGATCAAGGGAAAGCGCGAGAAAGTACCTGTGGTGACCAAACCTAAAGCGGCTAAACCGGGTAGCGAGAGAAAACCTATGGCAGAAAAGTTCTATGGGGCTTCTACTGGCTAAATGTAAGTAACGTAACAGGAGCTATAAAATGGCTACACTAGCAAGCACTGTCTTAACTATGGCAGATTGGGCAAAATCAATTGATCCCGATGGCAAAGTTGCAGACACGGTTGAGTTATTGTCTCAATCAAATCGAATCCTCGATGACATGTTGTTTAAAGAGGGTAATCTACCAACAGGCGAGCAGACCAGTATTCGTACAGGCTTGCCTACTGCGTATTATCGTTTAATCAATCAGGGTACTCCGAAGTCTAAATCTACCAAGGTTCAGGTAACAGAGAATGCCGCTATTCTTACTGCTCGAAGCGAGATTGATAAGGATGAAGCAGAACTGAATGGCAATGTAAGCGCCTACCGTATGGATGAAGATGTAGCTTTTGTTGAGGCAATGTCTCAAACACAAGCCGAAACCTTGATCTACGGTTCAGCAGCTAACCCTGAAGAATATGTAGGCTTTGCACCACGTTATAATGATCTAGACGCCGTAAACGGTCAGAACATTCTTGACGCTGGCGGCGCAAGCACTGATAACACTTCAATCTGGCTGGTTAACTGGGGCGTAAACAAAGTATTTGGTGTTTTCCCTAAAGGCTCAAAGGCTGGATTAGAGCATGAAGACCTTGGTTTAGGTGATGCGTTTGATTCAAGCGATAACCGCTTCCGTGCTTATATGGCTGAATGGAAATGGAAGAATGGCCTAGTTGTTAAAGACTGGCGCGAAGTTGTTCGTATTGCGAATATCGACGTATCTGATCTGGTCGCTAAGGCAACCACTCAGGCCACTACTGCTGCAACCGCGATCCATAAGCTGATGTCTCGTTCAATCGACCATCTGCCTCATGGGCCGGGTGGAAATGCAGCGTTCTATTGTAACCGTACTGTAGCTTCTCATTTGCGCGTAATGGCGCTGGATGTTAGTTCTTCAGCGGTAACTATTGAGCCAGCTTTGAATCAGTTCGGCAAAACCATCCAAGAGATGCGCTTCTTGGGTATTCCGGTTCGGCTTGTTGATCGAATCACCAATGCTGAAGCTGAAGTAACCACTTAAGGAGAATATGACATGTACATAGATTTACAATTAAAACTGTCTGACGCTCAAGCGTTGACTGCAACGGCAATCAGTGAAAATGTTATCCCTATCGATAACTCAATGGGTATTGGAGAGCCTCTTGCGGTAGTTATTACCGTTGGCGTTGCGGCTGACTTCACAACTGGAGACGAGACGTATTCATTCGCCATTGAAACAGACAGCGTAGCGGCTCTGAGTTCAGCAACCATTCTGTCAACCAAGGCTGTATTAACAACTGCCTTAACGGTTGGCGACAAGGTTGTAATGCCTATTGATCATACTGATCTGGAGGGGTTCTTGGGTTTGCGTTACACGCTTGCTGGGACTACTCCTACGATCACGGTAGACGCTCAAGTAATGCCGTTGAGCATGATTGACGCTACTGTTGATTACGCTGATGGGTTCACAATCGCTTAATAACTAACCAAAGAAGTCTCCCCTGTAATGGGGGAGGCAATTGGAGAATCAAATGAAAGTAAGAGTTAAAGAAGACAAGAAAGGTTTTATCTATGGAAGCCTGCGAAAATCTGGGGACGAGTTCACACTTAAGTCTTTCAAGCATCCGCGCAAGCTGGATGATAAGGATGAGCCTCTTGTAGTTACTGTAGAGCAGCAGTTTAGTAAAGTTTGGATGGAAGAAGTAAGCCCAAAGAAAAAAGCAAAGAAAGATTAATTATTTTAAAGGTGATTCATGAGCTTGTCTGACTATGATGGACTGAAACAAGAGATCATCGACTGGTCTCATCGTGATGACCTTGACACTAAAATAGACACATTTATCCAATTAGCTGAAACGGATATGTATGCCAATTCTGTAGATATCTTGCAGATTCGTGATGGCGAGACGCGGGTAGCCTTTGCGACAAACACGACCGATCGCTTTGTAGCCTTACCTACCGGTTATCAGTCTATGCGAGAGGTAAAGATTCAGATTGTTAATGGCGAGTCTTACGAGGTCTATTACCGCACTCCGTCACAGCTAAACCTCCTAAGCTCTACGGGTATGCCTCAGTTTTTCACAGTATCAACCCAAATTGAGATGAATAGAATCTCAGATCAGGTCTATGCTGGAGAGTTTCTGTATTTTCAGGAGTTCACCGCGCTTTCAAGCTCAAACGCCTCGAATGCAGTGCTAACAAACTTCCCTAATATCTATCTATTCGGCGCTTTGTCAGCACTGTTTAAACATGTTGAGAACGATGAGCAGTCTAATTCATACTATCAAATGTTCATTAATTCAATCACAGGCGCGAATGACAAAGATAAACTAGGAAGGTATGGCCCAGCTCCAGTGATGAGGGTCGAAGGAAGCACTCCCTAATGCCTTATCAGACCTTCCCTGTTAATATTGCTGGGCCTAGCTATCAGGACAGGTCAAGGCCGCTTTCACAGCAGGAAACCCGCAATTTCTACCATCAACTAGTTGAATCCGGAAAGGATCAATATGTAATTAAATCATTCCCCGGACAATCGTTACTAGGCTCCGTTACTGCTGCCGCTGATCGAGGTCAGCACCAGATGGCTGAGGTTGCCTACAGGGTAATAGGTACAACCTTATACGAGGTCTCGATACTTGGTGCTCACACCAGTAGAGGATCAATATCGGGAACCGATAAATGTATATTTGCTGATGATGGCGTGAATATGTTTATCGTTGCTAACGGCTTTGTAAGTCAATACAGCAATTCGACTAATTTAGTAACAACTGTGACAGACCCTGATATTGTCGGGGCTTTATCAGTTGCCTATATAAATAATCAATTCCTATACACCTTTCCTCAGTTATCCGTACTAAGCACAGTGGGAGACGGCTCAACAGCTTCGGGGTTAAATGCAATCAACGAGGAAGCTAATGGAGATGATTTAGTAAGAGATTACGTCTTTGACCAAACAATATACCGATTTGGCAAGCGAACTTGTTTTATTTGGTGGAATTCAGGCGTTGGAACGCCTCCTATTGAGCGTGTTGAAGGGCAAAATATAAATGTAGGGCTTATTGCTAAACATTCCGTAGCCAACACGAGGGATTTTGTCTATTGGCTAGGCTCTGACTCACAGGTTTACAGGGCTAGAGGGGGTCAAGAGGAGGTGATGAGTACATCGGCCATCTCAGGGGCTATACAGGGCTATACGACTGTCTCAGACGCCTTTGGCGAGGTGTTTACCATAGATGATATGACCGTTTACATGATTACTTTTCCGACAGAGGATAAAACATGGTGCTTGAACGAGTCTTTGGGTCAAAATGGCTGGTTTGAGCTGTCTGAGGGGGTTACAGACGGACGATACAATGCAGGATCAGTGCTTGAGGTATATTCCAAAGTCCTGATAGGCGATAGAAGTGACGGTCAATTATACGAATTAGATTTTGACACTTACGACCAAGCCGGGGAAACATGGCGCAGACGCAGGGTTATGGGGTCGATAAATGGAGATATTCTAGGCCAGAAAGGTAAGCGCGTCCAGATGAGCCGCATGGAATTTATCATGGAGACAGGTGTTGGTCTTGTTACTGGTCAGGGTGATGATCCTAAAATAATGGTCGAAGCCTCTTATGATGGTGGCAATACGTGGGATACAGGTACATGGATGCGAATAGGCCGACAGGGGGAGTTTAACATCAGGGCCGAGTGGTTCAGTGTTAAAAGTTTCTACGATATGATTGTAAGATTAACCACCTCCGACCCCGTTGCTTATAATATTTATTCAGCAGCGATTGATTTGAAGTTGGCAGGCCGATGAGTCACGTTAATCCGCCACCGCAGTTGAGAATCCCAGACAGATTCTTTCAGGACAAGGAGCTGAGGTCATTCTTTGAACAACAGCATAGAATTCTATTTCAGTTGTGGAACCGTACCGGCGGGCCTGATGATGCAATTGCCGAAATCCAGACCAGCGAGGTCTATGATCACAGTTTAGGCGCAATAGGCGAGGATGAATTAGCGGGAGATGAATTCAATTACTATCCTGAACGACAGTATAGATCGGTAACAGTAACCCAGAGCATGACAGCGAATGCCTTTGATTTTCTTGCTGTCACGCAAAATGCTACTATTGACCTACCAGAATACCCTGATGCTGATGATGTTGTGACGGTTTTAAACGTGAATGGTAAGTCAGTTACAGTGAGCGGAAACGGTAACTTGATAAACGGCGAGACTGAGACTGTTAGCACAAGAAAGAATACAACGATTAACTACCAGTATTTTGCAGATTTAAGCGCGTGGTACATGAGATGAGCTTACAGCTTGATGATCTTGACAACGAATCAACGGTTAACGAGTTGCTTTATGCTATTTTGATTGAATTAAAAATATCAAATCTATATTGGGCGAAAGGGTTTGATGAAACGATAACGGAAGAAGATATAGAGGAATCACCATGACCATAATTAGAGACCCTAGAACGGGTGACGGATCTGCCGTAAATAGTGAGTTTCAGTTAAGTGTTATATCGGAAAGTTTGACCGAGGCTCGCCATGTGGCTGCTGAGGGAGATACGTATCTTATATCCAGCGGATTTGCTACAACGGCAGCGCTTGCTGATGACGCTACAAACATACTGTATGTAAAAAATACATCGACCACGCTAAATATGCACTTAGGGTATTTAAGAACGTGCAACGAGGTTGCTGGTTTTTGGCAGTGGATTGATAACCCAACAGCATTGGCGACCACGGCCATTACCCCCGTTAATATGTTGCGAGGAAATTCTAAGCCTCTGACATCAATCGTACAAACATTCTCAGTCGCTGGGACTACGTTTACAGACGGGACATCTACCGATTATCCTCAATGGATACAGGGGGAAGGGCATTCAATTCAGTCATTTGAAGGGTCAATGATTCTTGGCCCGGATCAGGCTTTTGGTATTGAGTTTGCTCCATTCGGGACTACCGCTGGAATTGCTTGTGCAACTCTGCAGGTTTGGACGTCGACCACCTAAAGTGGGGTTCCCTTTTACTCTTATCGATCCTCAAACAGGGTGCGCTCAATCCGTGAGTAGCGGTGGTGAAGCGATAACAAGAACTAAAGAATACTCATCGGCATATTATGCAAGTTTATCTGTAGATAATGATGTTTATAATGTTATCAAGGGGGAGGTGGGGCAGCGTTTTGTTATGACAGGAATGTTAGTTACCTCCAGCAAAGCGATTGTTGGTGATGCAACTGTACATATATACGAAGCCACAACGATGGATAGCGATGCTCACGAAACCGAGATACTGAATTTAGATATGGTCAAGAGTGAGCGGGTTTATTTGCCGATAAATAACGTAGCCACTCAGGATGGGCGGCACATTAACGCTCATGCCGATGATTCAGTTTTTAATATAACGATATTTGGATACTATGTAGGCGCTTAAATGGCAAGAACACCAGACAATTTCAGCTTAAATAACCAGATCTCTACGACTGCCGAGGCGCTTAATGCTGATGTAGCGGCATCCTCTCAGGCCATAATTAGAAAGCTAAGTTTTTATAACTCAAGCTCCTCAACGAGGACGGTTACTGTATACGTGGTGGAAGCCTCTGGCACAGCCGATACAGGGAATACTCTGGTGAAAAAGGCCATCCCCCCGCTGAAATCGTGGAACTGTACAGAGGTACAGGGAGAAGTCCTTGAAGCCGGGATGACCATACAAGCTAGTCAGGACTCAGGCACAGATGTTAATACCAATATGTCTGGATCGACGGTTACGTGATAGTCCATGAGATTAATGACGTACACCTGATAAACGAAGTTCTATGCCATCCTGAGATTTATGGGTGCATAAGTAGTGATGGGTCTGTGCCTGCCGATGAGTTTAGACCGCCTTTAAGCCCTAAGATTCAGTATGTAGCAGGGTTTGTCGATGGTGCTATAATCGGGTTAATGATCTACCATGACAAAGTAGATAAGGTTAAGTGTCATATCCAAGTTTTACCGGAGTACAGAAAGGAGTACGCCAAAGAGTTTGCGCGAATGGCTTTAAATTTCGGAAAAGCCAAAAACGCCATTATTTATGCCGAAGTACCCGAGTGTTATCCAAATGTCCTGAAGTTTTCTAAGGAGTTCGGATTTACAGAGACGGGTAAAATTGAAAATGATTATATCAAAGGTGGAAAACATCATGATGTGATCATATTGGGGCTAAACAATGGGGTTTTTAAGTGATATTTCTGCCGAGACAGGCATCCCACAGGTCGATCCTTCTGACCCTGCTGGGATTGGTGGTGGCGCTGGAGCTAGGGCTTCCATAGCGGCGGCAGAGATACAGGCCGAATCAGGCCGGGAGGCTATCGAGTTTGAGCGCCAAGCCAGAGCGCGGGCGCAGGGATTCTTTGAGCCATTTGCGGGTGTAGCAGAGCGAGGTCTTAAGGGCGCTGGATTTCTAGCTGATCCACAGGCGCAGTTTGACTTCTTGCAGCAGAATCCACTTTTTCAAGCCGCTCTTGAGAACGCCAACGTACAGACTCAGCAGCAAGCTGCTTCTCGCGGTCGCTCAAGTGCTGGTGATACGCTTCAACAGTTATCACAGAATGTTCTACTTTCTGCTCAACCTCTTATAGATCGTCAAAGACAAGACGTAAGCGGCTTACTTGGCTTAGGAACTGATATAACCACATCTCAGGCTAACGTAGCCATTGGTGAGTCGGCCAATGTGGGTGGTTTACTAACAGACATAGGGGCAGCTCAAGCGGCTGGTGGTGTTGGTGCGGCTAATGCAAGGGCGCAGGGCGGTCAAAATATAGCTACGTTAGCTGGCACGGCCATCGGAGCTATAAAGGCTTTTTCTGATTCACGGCTTAAAAAGAACATCAAATCAGAAGGAATAGAAAACGGTCATAATATTTATTTATGGGACTGGAATGATCTGGCTGCAATGTTCGGACTGGTTGGTAGCAGCTTTGGTGTGCTTGCTGACGAGGTTAAAATAACTAACCCAGAAGCAGTATCAACGAAAGACGGTTATATGATGGTTAATTATGGAATGATAGGAGTTCGGCATGGCTCTTGAGATGACTCAGAAAATCGCTAGAGAATTCTTTGATTATGAAAAGTTTTCTGGGTTAGTCACCGTCAAAAGAAGGGATCGCAAATGGTTCAAATGTGACGGCTCATGCGCCGCATTTTATTCCAGATATAGCGGAAAGATTCTTAAATCAAAAGACAAAAGCGGATATTTAGTGACGGATGTGCTTGGCGTAAGAATGCCTCTTCACAGGCTTGCGTGGCTGTATATGACTGGCGAGATGCCCAACGATGAAATCGACCATATAAATGGCATTAGAGATGATAACTCATGGGCTAATATCAGATCAGTATCAGGAAAAGAAAATTCAAAAAATATATCCATTAGAAAGGATACGCCGCATGGGATCCTAGGCATATCCCTCATAAAAGAAACGGGAAGATGGAGGGCGAAAATAGCAACAGAAGCTAGTAGACATACGCATTTGGGCGTATTTTCAGACTGGTTTGAAGCTGTTTGCTGTAGAAAATCTGCCGAAATAAAATATGGATACCATAAGAATCACGGGAAGCCATTAGTCAAACGGAGGGCAGTATAGTGGCCATAGATCCTAGAATTTCCCTTGGCGTTAAAGTCCCTGATGTTGGTCAGACGTTCTCTAATATCCTGCTAAACGCGGAAAGGTTCGATAAGATACGCCAAGATCGGCGTGAATCCCCTATCAGGCAGAGATTGCTTGAGGCGCAGACGGGCGCTGCTGAGGCTGCTGTACCAACATCACAACAGATACAAAACCAGCGAGATAGGAGCAGAGCCACATCTATTGCTAATGCTGCGGTCAGTCTTAATGCGTTACCGACAAATGAAGATAGGCTGAACTTTGCTCGGAGTAGGCGCACTCAATTAATAGCAGAGGGCCAGAAAACCGGCCAGCCTGTTAACACAGAAGATACCGACCTGTTTATCAGCAAGATGGAATCTGGTGATTTTACCGGCGCTCAGCAGTTGCTGGATAGTAGTATTCAGATGGGTAAGACTCTAGGAATTATTACACTCCAAAAAACGGGGCTTGCATCTGCTAAAACTGAAATACTAGATACCGGTGCAACCATCCAAGTTCACCCAACAGGCGAGACGATTGTTACCGATCCTTCTGGCGCGGAAGTCACCGGCCAAGCAAGACTCGATATACTCCAGCAAGCAAGAGACCAAGCCAAAGCAAAAATACAGGAACGTGCTGATGTTACCGTTCAAACAGCGAAAAGGGTCAAGGATGTTGAGAAAGCATCCAAAACTGCTGATAACGCCTTCGGCATGGTTGAGAAGATTCGGCAAAATATTACCAACTTAAGGGAAGTGACGCCATTAATCAGTCAAGGGGCAAATACTGGCCCGATAATCTCATTATTCCCAAGTATTAAAGCGGAAACCATAAAACTGGAACAATTACAGCGCAGGCTCGGACTTGATGTGGTTGGCGCGGTTACTTTTGGCGCGTTGTCAAAGGGTGAGCTTGACCTGGCTAAATCTGTTGCCTTGCCTATAGGTCTTGAAGGTGATGCATTAATCCAATGGACAAATGAAACGATAGCCGCAAAAGAAAAACTTGCTAATTATTACGAAGAACAGGCTATATTTTTGGGTCAGGGAAATACTCAGGCTGATTGGCTGAAAAAGAAAAAAGCAGAATTAAAGGAAATGATGGGAGATGCTACAGAATCAGACATTCGGGCAACAATGAAAGCCAATAATATGACGCGCCCTCAAGTTTTACAGGAACTAAAGCGGAGGCAGTCGAGTGGCGGGGCGTAATCTATTCTCAGAGGGTGTTATTCAGCCGCCGAGTGAAGCAGATGAAGGCAGGGTATTATTTACAGATGCGCCAGCAGGCGAGCCAACGGTTACGCCTACAGCACAGATAGATGATGCTCAAGAACAGCTGACACAAGAATTACCCGAAGCACAAGCAATAACAGAAGAAGATGGGTTAGGTGAGGCTCTGTTATCTGTCGGCACAAGCGTACTAGCGGAGCCGATTGCGGGCATTTCAGGGCTGGTAATGTCTGCCTTTGATGGCGCTAAATCTGGCGCTGAAACCGTTGAATTAGTCAGAGAAGCATTAACCTTCGATCCACAAAGCGTGGCCGGTAAAGCGCGATTAAAGTCGATTGGAGAAATGGTTGAGAAAGGTGTGAATATAGCAAGAATACCTGTTTCTGGCATCGCTGGATTGACTACTTTAGCGACGACTGGCGATATTGGTGAGGCTGCTGAGACGGTAGAGGAAGTGCAGACGCGAGGAATATCACCTGTACTTGGAGAAGCCACGCTTAACGCTACCGGAAGCCCAGAGCTAGCTGCTGTTGCCCATTCATTGCCTACGGCAGCACTTGAAGCCTTTGGCGTTAAAGGTTTAAACAAAGGAAAGTTAAAGACACAGAGATTATCCGGCAATGTGGCGGAAGCCATTACCCAGGCTGCTCCAGACCTGCAAACCATTAGGCAAGTATCATCTGACGCTTACAAGGCTTTAGATAATTCGGGAGTCAAAATAAAACCAGAAGTTTTCGATAGGTTTGTTGATAAGCTACAAAAAAAGGTAACTAAGGAGGGCATCGATAGAACTCTAACGCCTAAATCACAGGCCGTTATTGATCGATTTATAGATGATAAGGGTGCTCCAAAATCACCAAGCCAGCTAGAAACGCTCAGGAAGATAGCTCGCGGTGCTGCAAACGATCTGGATAAAACAGATGCGCGTATTGGCGGAATAATTATTGACGAGCTGGATACTGCTATAGATGGCCTGTCTATCCAGATAGGAGGCAAGTTTAAAGAAGCTAGGGGCTTGGCCCAGAGAGGATTTAAGTCACAAGCAATCACCGACATGATAGAGAACGCAAGCCATACTGCGAGCGGTCTTGAGAATGGCTTGCGAATAGAAGCAAGGAAATTACTTAAAAACAAAAAGAGACTTAAAGGTTTTACCTCTGACGAGATAACCACATTAAAGAAAATTGAGCAAGGAACAACAGCAGCGAATACAGCAAAATTCCTTGGAAAATTTGGCATATCAGAAGGACAAGCAGCAAGCATGTTAGGCGCATCTGTTGGAGCTGGTGGTGGTGGTGCGATAGGCTCAATCTTTGGCGGCCCCATAGGTGCTGGTATTGGTGCCGTGACGGTTCCTGCGATTGGTCAGATTGCCAAAAAGACAGCACAAAAAATTACACTAAATAATACTAAGTTTGCTGACGATCTAGCAAGAGCCGGAAAGAATGCGAAACGAGTAACAAGGGCATATTTAAAGCATACCCCAATAAAAAACAGAAGGATTTCTGATTTAACAGATTTGCTTTTAGACCAGAATTTAGACCCTGCTGATATTGCTGCGCTCGCAAAATCAAAAGGAACGGCTAATAAATTTGTGGCCGATGCAGCTTTTTTTGCTGAAGAAATAAAACGCAGAGCACAACAAGCCGCATCAGGTGCGGTAATTGTGTCTCCCAGTGTAACTAGAGAAGAACAGGAACAATAATATGGCATACGCACCCATAGCACTAACGATACCTCAATATGAGGATTACCCAAATTATTGGCTAAAAGCCTATGTGCAAGGCACGACTACGCCTCTATCAATGGCTACGGATTCAGCGGGCGGGACAACCTTAGTCAAATGTCTGATTGACGCTCAAGGCTTCCCAAAGACATCAAGCTCAGGTGCTAGATTCATTCCGTTCATTAATGGCGATTATGATCTATGGCTATTCCCTACCGAGGGCGAGGCTGATGGAAATATTACTGTAAACGCCATACAGGTGGCTGATAATCTTAACGCTGATCCGGGTTCTGATGCCGATACACTGAGAACAGACCTTGCTTCTATTGTTACAGACGATGGCACTAAAGGCTTTCATCTTGTTAAGATTCCGCTGACTGCAAACGAGGATGCCCTTTCTATAGTCCCCATAGCTTATGAATATCCAGAAGGGGATTCAAATAGATATTGTGTTGGTGATGGGGCGCTAAACGAGAATGGTACGGGTACGGGCACAGGCACGGATGACTCAACTGCTATACAGAATATGTTTGATCTGGTTAGGGATTACGGGGTTGTGTTGGAGTTTGATGGTAGTAAGGTTTACCTCAATGATACGCCATTCACACTACTTTCAACCGCATCAGCCCCACCTTCTTACACTGCAAACTTCAATGGTTGTGCTTTTGATCAAAGCAATATTACCGGGTCTACTATTGGATTTAGGCTTGGCGCAACATCTCAGGCAAACGCTCACGAAAAGTCGTTTATTCGCATTAATGGCTCACCTATTTTTGCTGGGCCTGAGTCTGCAAACCCAGCGAGTACGCAAACCTCTACGACAGCAACGCGAACGATTGCCGACACTACTACGAAAGGGTTGTCCATAGAATATGCTCTTAACTGCGTTTTGGAGCCTATTCACTTCAGAAGGTATTACCAGGGGTGGGAAACCTTTAACACGTGGCCATTTAGAACGGACGTATTGCTTGCCCGCGAGTGCTATATAGGCGGGATAGTTAAAGGTAATACTACACGCGCACTTATGAGCATGCCTGAGTGTGTAGAGTGCCATTATGGAATTGTTCTAGCGCCCGCTACAGACGAGATTATTTCTAACCTCGTTATTGATACTCCAAGGTTTGAAAATGTCGGGGTTCCCATTTCTATTGATCCGGGCGCTTTTGACACTTTGAATCGTGTGGCCATCGAAAATTTAGAGATACGAACCCCTTATTTTGAGGCTTGCCCTTACGACCATTTCCGAGTCGGTGTGGTCTTTGATGACACAGTAGCAGGCCGTCACTTACGCGGTGCTGATAGAGATCGTTATATTTGGAATCCGGTTGTCACACCCGGCAAGTGGTCAAGAAGTTACACTTGGGCCACGGGTTCGGGTAAGTCTCCCGCTTATTTTGCAGCCACGGCAGAGATTGTTATCGGTGGTTATTTTGCCGCTCCTGCCGAAGAAAGTGAATGCATTAATATTCCGATGAGCATGGACTTTCAGCAGCTCCCTGATTCGTATACTTCTGCTACAGCTACGCCGATGCTCAAACGATTGGCCGGTGATGGTCATGTAGTCTTTGATGGCGCTGGATCAGGCGTAGGTATAGCTCTCGACTTGAGTCATGGTAATGTCTCTTCCGTAGACGAAACGGCCACAGGCTCATATTCACTACATGTAAAACAGGCGTATGTAGACTTTAACGAAATTAAGTTCGAGGCTCATGGTTGGAATGCCATAGGATTTTTACAGAATACCACTACAGCAAGCCGGATAGACTTTATTATGCGTAATCAAAGCGGTACGGCGGTAGATGTTGATAAGGTACGCATTACAATAGGCGGGAGATTACAGTGAACATATCAACTAACTTTAGCATAAAAGAGCTGGTAGACCCTGAAACCGTAGAGGCTTTAGGGGAGAGGGCTAGGAATGTGATACTTCCATTCCTTCCTGTAACGCTTGAGAAGCTGCGAGATTTTACCGGGCCAATCAAAGTAAATGATTATGAGTTTGGCGGGAACTTTAAATACTCTGGAACAAGACCCTATACTTACAAGAAAGGGGCTACTTTTTCCTCTCACAGATACGGGAATACTGCTGATTGTAAGTTTAAAGACCTAACTCCTGTAGAAGTACAGAAGCATATTATAGAGAATCAGGACTTGTATCCTCATATTGTGAGAATGGAGAATGCCGAAATAACAAAGACGTGGCTTCACGTAGAAAGTGGTTTTCGTAGCGGCGATATAATTATATTTAACCCGTAGCCCATGAATTATTATATTTAATATTATTAATTATGTGAATTGATATGTTGTATTTTTCAGAAATAGCTCTTGTTTTAAGCCCGGACGATATATCAGTTCTTATTTTTGATGCGGTAAATTTATCAATTTTTCTATTGCCAATATGCCTTTTTTTATTATGCATGTCTTTAATATTATCTTTCTGGCTTCCCGTAAATAGGTGGGCTGGATTGACGCAAGAAGGGTTATCACATGTGTGACATACGACAAAATTTGCAGGTATTTCCCCTTTATATAGCTCCCATGAGAATCTATGCGCCCTCATATTTTTGTTACCAAACCAAAAAACACCATACCCGTCTTTATCGACGCAGTTTGTCCACACCCAACACCCAGAAATATTCTTTACGAAGAGTTCTTCGAATATTGGTTTTGTCGTTATATAATCATATCGAGCCATTAGCTTGTTACCTCAAGTTATTGGTTAGGGGTGGGCTGTTAGAGCAGCCTTGCTCCGAATTATAACAAATTATTGAGGGCGGTAAAAATGGAACGGTTAAAAGGTTTGCTTGAGGGGGCACAATGGTTGCCGTTTATTCTTAGCGCGGGGCCAAAGCCTCACCTCTCTATGGCTAGAATCATAGAGGCCGTCATCATAGCGGTAATATGTGGAGCGGTATCGGTATGGGCAACTACGTTAGTCTTGAAGACAGAAATCACCCACATTAAAGCGAATCAAGCTGAAGACCGTATCTGGTATCGAGATATGAGCAATGAAGTAGATGAATTAAGGAAGTACACTTATACACATGTTCACGGGAGGAAGAGTTGATGGATAAATTGAAATCAAGAAAGCTGTGGTTTTTCTCTATTCTGGGAATGGTCTTTACCATCATGCAGGCTAAAGGATTTCTCCCTGCTGATGCGGTGGTCTATTCAAACCTGATGATAGGGTTGATGATCGGATTCGCTGGCGGCAATGTTGGCGAGCATTTCGCTAAGAAATGATCTATTTCAAGCTCTTTGCTGCCTTATCGGTCATAGGAAGCCTTTACGGGAATTATTACCTCATAGGCAAGGTAGCAGTGAAAGACGCTGTAATAGCTCGTCAGGTGCTTGAGGTGGAAGGTTATACAGTAGCTTTAGGGATAGTCAGCGATAAATATCAAATAGCAGATGAGGTTCAATCGGATGAAATCAAGAAAGTATCAAGGGCTGACTTCGATAAGATGGTTGAGAGGCATCCAGACATGCTTATTAGGCGTATTAATTCTGCTACTGCTGGGATGCTCAACGACCTTGAAAGGCTCACTAGACCTCCCTCCCCTGCCGAAACCAAGACCTCTGACGATGCTTCCGGTTAAATGGGTGGTAGTTGAAAGCAATATATGCCTTACCGGAAGTAATTATCAGAACCTATCTTTAAACTTCATTGATATTAAACGCTATATCACACAAGCCGCATCACATATGGAGCAATGCGCTAGATAATCGGTATTGGAGCGCACCCGGCAACCATCAAAACTATTCCGATAATTAAGTATTTCATCCTCTCTCCTATGTTTATAACGGTGGGTGGGGCCACACTAATTTTGATATCTGCCATTCAAAATAAGCTCTCTCAAAATCATCAAACCCATCCCCTTGTCCTATATCACGGTACTGGGCTTCCATACTACCTACGCAGAGCTTATTTGATAACTCTACGTCAGCAGGAACGTATCCACAGAGGCCAAGAAATATTAGTATGTGCATTTAATCAAGGAGCCTAAGTCCAATCATAAAACCACAAAGAAATATGAATACCACACCTAACCAAAATTCACTAATAGTTAGCTCAATCATTTAAGTAGCTCCAGAACTTCATCAGAAGACGTAAGAACACGCTGTTTTCCTGTCACCACTACAACACTTTTATCAATCTCAAATAGCTTTGTCATGGATTCTTTCATGGTATAGAGGGGTTCAGTGCATAATGGGAATTTAGTTAAATCACTTATTGTTGATATTGCGGCGCGAGCAAGAAACTCCTCATTCGTAATCGGCAAATCCATAGAGCATGGCTTATATTTATCAGTACCGCTCCTCCAGCCATCAGGATCATATATTTCAAACCCATATTGCTTGCACCACTCATCAGGTAATTTTTCTGCACTCATCCTCTCACTCCTTTATATCGGCTAGGGCTTTACGGGCTTGCTCCCATGCTGCTGGCTGTGCCTGCGTGTACCACCTGTCCTTTCCATGTTCGTCTTTATGATCCTTAACTCTGCATAGGAACTTCAAAGCCTCGCGCAACCGGTCTCGCTCTGAGGTGAGGGATTGAACTTGCTCAACATGGTCAGTATATAACTTCTGGTATCTGGCTAGTTCACGTCCCTTTGAGTCATTCATTCTCCGTAGAACATCCAGCTCGCGCCGTAAAGAAAATT